TAAGTAAATAAACAATTTTAATAAAAGTATAAGATGGCTACAACTACATCAATTACTACCACTTACGCAGGTGAATTTGCAGGGAAGTACATCTCTGCAGCGTTGCTAAGTGCTGATACTATCGAGGGTGGTGGTATCACGGTAAAACCAAATGTGAAGTTCAAAGAAGTAATGAAGAAAGTATCTACGGATGCTATCGTTAAAGATGCTACTTGTGATTTCTCTGACACTTCAACACTAACACTAACTGAGCGTATTCTTCAGCCTGAAGAGTTCCAAGTAAACTTGGAGCTTTGTAAGAAAGACTTCCGCTCTGATTGGGAAGCAATCCAAATGGGCTACAGCGCATTTGATAACTTGCCTCCTGCATTCTCTGACTTCCTTATCGGTCACGTGGCTTCTAAGGTAGCTGAGAAAATGGAAACAAACATCTGGCAGGGTACTAACGCTACTGCAGGTGAGTTTGACGGCTTCGAAACTTTGTGGGAAGCTGACTCTGACGTTGTAGATGTAACAGGTACTTCTGTTACTGCTGCTAACGTAATTACTGAGATGGGTAAGGTAGTTGATGCTATCCCTACTGCTATCTACGGAAAAGAGGACTTGTACTTGTACGTATCAAACAACGTAGCTCGTGCTTATGTACGTGCATTGGGTGGTTTCGGTGCTTCAGGTTTGGGTGCGAATGGTATCAACAATCAAGGTACTACTTGGTTCAATGGTCAGGACTTGGCTTTCGATGGTGTGAAAATCTTCGTAGCACCTGGTCTTGCTGACGATACTATGGCAGCTGCTCAGAAGTCTAACTTGTTCTTCGGTACGGGTCTATTGGCTGACCACAATGAGGTTAAGTTGCTAGATATGTCTGACCTTGATGGTTCTCAGAATGTTCGTGTAGTAATGCGTTTCACTGCAGGTATCCAATATGGTATCGGCTCTGAAATCGTACTTTACAACTAAGAAGTAACGAATTAACTAACTAAAAGGGGCAGGTGGGCAAAAGCCTGTCTGCCCCTTTTTACTTAAAAAGAATAAAAATGGCGTGTAACTTAACACTAGGAAGAAAAGAGCCTTGTAAGGACGTAGTAGGCGGTCTAAAGAACGTATACTTCGTAGACTTTGGTGACTTGGGTTCTGTGACCTTGACATCTGACGAGATTACAGATATGACAGGTGACAGCTCAAACAACTTGACTGCATACAAGTACGAGTTGAAGGGTAACAGCTCATTCGAGCAAGCTATCAATGCTTCACGTGAGAACGGTACTCAGTTCTACGAGCAAACATTGAACTTGACTTTGAAGAAGCTAAGCAAGGAAGATCACAAAGAATTGAAGCTACTTGCTGCAGGTAGACCTCACGTAGTGGTAGAAGACTATAACGGAAATTGTATGATGATGGGTCTATCTCACGGAGCAGACGTTAGCGGTGGTTCTATCGTAACGGGTGCAGCTATGGGTGACCTTTCAGGCTACACATTGACTTTCACAGGTCAAGAAGTATCTCCTGCTAACTTTATGGAGGTAAATGCAGATGAAAATACTGCAGGATACCCATTCTCTGAATTTGCAGGTTTAACAGGAACGGTTTCTATTACCGAGGGAACTAATTCTTAACGTATATTTGTGCCGAGGGCATAGCACTCTGGTTTGGTTAGAAAGAGGGGAGACGTTTAAATACGTCCCCCTCTTTTGTTTTGTAACAATGTATACTCAAAAGGGTTAACCTATTATGCATATAGTAAGTACGACAGATAGCACGATTAAGTTTGTGCCCAGAGCCTACGATACATCGCTCTCTGTAGTGATTACAGACGAGGAGACTAACACAAGCAGCACAGAGTCCTTAACAGGCACTAGAAGCAAGAATTATATGGTTATAGACCCTGCCTACACCTTTAAGGAGGGCAGGTTCTATACGATGCGTGTTACAGGATTGGCAGAGGTGTACAGGGGTCGTGTGTTCTGTACTGACCAAACAGATTACGAGAAGTACACGGTCAACCAAGGCGTGTACACGGAGTACAACTCAGACAATAACGGATACATATACCGATGAGTAATATTAGAATAGTCAACCTCAACAGCTATACTACGCCTGTGGTTCAGGAGAACAACAGGAAGCAGTGGGTAGAATATGGGGAAGATAACAACTACTACCAATACCTTATAGACCGCTACAACGGGTCAGCTACGAACAACGCTATTATCAATGGCGTGTGTGAGTTGATTTACGGCAAGGGCATTGGTGCTACCGATGCAAGCAGAAGACCTGAGCAGTACGCTCAGATGATTTCAATGTTTAGTAAGCACTGCCTACGCAGGGTGACCTTCGACCTCAAGGCGATGGGTCAGGCTGCCTTTCAGGTGATTTACAATGAGGACAAGTCAGCCATCGCTCAGGTAGAGCACTTCCCTATTGAGACCTTGCGCTACGAGAAGATGAATGAGGACGGAGAGATTTGTGCGTATTGGTACAGCAAAGATTGGAGTCAGATTCGCAAGCGTGGTTACGAGCCTGAGCGCATCCCTGCCTATGGGCACGGCGAAGCAGGCGATAAGCTAGAGATTTATTGTATCAAGCCATACAGAGCAGGGTACTATTACTACAGCCCTGTAGACTACCAAGGGGCGTTGCCTTACGCTGAGTTGGAGGAAGAGGTAGCCAACTACCACATCAATAATATTAAGAACGGGCTAAGCCCTTCTATGTTGATTAACTTCAACAATGGTATACCTAGCGAGGAGGAGCGTGAGCTCATTGAGCGTAGAATCATTGACAAGTTCTCTGGGACTAGCAACTCGGGCAAGTTTATCCTAGCCTTTAACGATAACAAAGAGATGCAGGCTAGCATCGAACCCGTACAGCTTAGCGATGCCTCGCAGCAGTACGAGTTCTTATCTGAGGAGGCTTCACAGAAGCTGATGGTAGGACACCGCATCACCTCACCTATGCTCTTAGGTATTAAAGACAGCAGTGGGTTGGGTAGTAACGCTGACGAGATTAAGACGGCATCGTTACTATTCCAAAACACGGTCATTAGAAGTACGCAGGAGCTTGTGCTTGATGCTATGGATGAGCTGTTGGCATACAATGACATCAGCTTGAACTTGTACTTTAAGACGTTGCAGCCGCTTGAGTTTATTGACTATGACAATCTAGATCAAGAGACCAAGGAGGAGCAGACAGGTCGTAAGCTCAGCAGTGAAATCGAGGATTTTGACTTAGAGGATTTTCTTGAGCAGGTAGGCGAAGACGAACCGCAAGACGAAGAATACGAGCTTATTGATGTAGACAGCGAGTCTACAGAAGACGAGCCAGAGGACTTTGATGTTGAGGGCTACCTCAATGGTCTTGTGAACCTATCTGCTAAGGAGGATTCGTCTCAGGATAGTGAGCTGTACAAGGTGCGCTATACGTATGTGAAGGGCACGAGTAAGACCGCTATAGGGGATACTCGTGACTTCTGTAGAAGTATGCTAAGCAGTAAGAAGCTCTACCGCAAGGAGGACATCGGTTTTATGTCTGCAAGAGGTGTAAACAAGAAGTTCGGGCACAAGGGTAGAAACTACTCCATCTTTAAGTATAAGGGAGGGGTAAACTGCTACCACAGATGGGAGCGTAGAATCTACAAGAAACGATTAAAGAAAGATGGCGAGCCTTGGGGCGGCAATGCTTTGCAGGGTACTAAGTTCGTCAACGTAAACCAGGCTGTTAGAGCAGGGTTTAAGTTGCCGAAGAACCCTAAGGAGGTAAGCGTAGCACCTATTGATATGCCTAGACAAGGACACCACCCTAACTATAAAGGATAATGGCAAAAGTATTATTCATAAAGAAAGAAGACTTAGTACGCAATAGTACGATAAGCGGAAACCTCGACAGCGATAAGCTGCTGCCGTTTATTGAGATTGCTCAGGAGATACACATACAGAACTTCCTAGGCACTAAGCTGTACGATAAGATACGCAATGACATCATAGCCGACAGCTTACCTGCGGCTTATGAGACATTGCTAGACGAGTATGTTCAGCCTATGTTGATCCATTACGCTATGACGGAGTACCTACCTCACGCAGCCTATACGATTGCGAATGGGGGTGCATACAAGCACTCCTCAGAAGCAAGCGAGTCAATGACGAAGGAGGAGCTCGATTTCTTAAGTGAGAAGCACAGAGGTATTGCTGAGCACTACACACGTAGGTTCATTGACTTTATGTCATTTAACAATACTACGTACCCTGAGTATAATCAAAGTCAAGATGATGATATGTACCCCGATAAAAACGGAGTCTTCAACGGTTGGCAGCTCTAAGCACTACAAGCCTAAGAAGAAGAACGTAGAGAAGCTAAAGAAACTAATTAAGAAGATAGAGAAGAATGGCAACTGATGAGAAAGGCTACGGGGCAATTTACGGCTCTACCTGGTGGGGTAGTGGCGATGCCTTTACCAACACTATAGGTTGGGGGAGTGCTATATTCTACATATTAGACCCTGCTCAATTTCAGAACCGAGCCTTAGCGGACGGTGCTGAAATGGAGGCGTTTGAATGTGTGAGTAAGCAATTAAGAAGATACCCACAAGCGGACAGAGGCAGACAGCTGATGGATGCGTATGAGACAAGAGTGGCAGGTGCATCAGGATCGACAGAAGCCAGAACTTGTACTATTAACGAATTAAATGAATTGTTCTAATGAGTTTGTATAAAGATGCAAGTTTAGTGATGATACCATCTGCTTACAAGGATGGTAAGTTGTATAGTATAAGACCTACGGATGGAGATGGGGACTTTACTTTTAGTAGGGGTTCAAATCTTGCTGCTACGAGGGTAGATGTTAATGGCTTAATTGAGAAGGGTAGAGAGAATCTGTTGACTTACTCAAACACATTTAGTGATACTGATTGGACTAAAACAAGTGTATCCGTTACAGGAGGACAAAGTGGATATGATGGCTCAAACGATGCTTCTTTAATTGAGGTTTTGACAAGTGGCGCACCAAGAAAGATAGCACACAATCAAACTACTGCTTCTGGTGTCCTTACTATGTCAGTTTATGCAAAGGCAGGTACCGCTCCTATTATTGCCGTAGAGGCAGCAGGAAGTAATGGTTTCTACAAGTATTTCAATCTTTCTACAGGAACAGGTGGAAGTCAAGGAGGAAGCATTATTGACTCAAGTATGGTGGATGTAGGAGGCGGATGGTATCGTTTGTCTATTACAGGAAATCCAACAAGTATTTCTTCTCCTCAATACTTTGTTTGTGATGTAGATAATTCCACAACGGCAGCCGCAGGTTCAAACATCTACATCCAAGACGCTCAATTAGAGCAGGGCTTGGTAGCAACGGATGTAATTACTACAACCACTACAAGCGTATCGGCAGGTATCTTGGAGGATATGCCTCGCCTTGACTATTCGGGTGGTGCTTCGTGTCCTTCTCTTTTACTTGAGCCTCAACGGAGAAATAATAATAGTGACTCCGAATACTTTGGAGCGTGGAGTGCAACTGCTACAATTACTGCAAATGCAGGTATTAGTCCCGAAGGTGTGCAGAACGCATACAACATCGCATCTAATAGCGGTGTTGGAAATGGTATTACAAAAATTATGGGAGTTCTTTCAAGCACTCAATATGTATGTAGTATCTATGTTAAAAGTGCAGGAGCAACGACAGGCAAAATAAGGTTATTTGATGGGACATCAGGAGGCAGTACAACAACAACTTTTACTCCTACAAGCGAATGGCAAAGAGTAGAAGTAACAAGAACAAGTGGCTCAACCACTTTTCAGTTTCGTGTTGATATTCATAGTAATGATGGAGACTTGTTAATCTACGGAGCGCAACTTGAAGCAGGCTCTTACCCTACCTCATATATACCAACATATGGTTCAAGTGTAACGAGGTCTTATGATTCGTGTACTGCTACTTCGGTAAGTGATTTGATAGGGCAGACTCAAGGAACTTTGTTTGTAGATGTTACGCTATCAAATGTTCTTGACTCTAACCTTCGTGGGCTGATTGAATTAAATGATGGGACTACCGATAACAGATTTAGTATTTATAGGGGTGGGAACACATTAGATGTAACAGCACTTGTATTTAAATCAGGTGCTGCTACTGCTTCTGCTCTATCTTCATCAACAGGTCAAACTAAAATTATAATTGCTTACGATGAAACAAGTGTTAGGTTTTATTTTAATGGTGTTCTCGTAGGAACAACCAATTCAGCCTCAATACCAGCCTGTAATCAAATAGATTTAGGTATTATCACTAATCGTGCTGATAGAGTTTTAGGAGATGTAATAAATCAAGCACTTGTATTCCCAACGGCATTAACTGATAGCGAGTGTATCGCACTAACTGAATAAGATATGAGTATATACGACAAAAGCAGCTTGGTCTTAATTCCAAGCGGAACTAAAACAGGAAAGGTCTACTCGCAGAAGCCTGTTAGTGGTGATGGTGATTTTACTTTCACAAGATCAAGTGCTGCTACGAGAGTTAATGCAGATGGGTTTATAGAGAAGGAGACTCAAAACCTTTTGTTGCAGAGTAATAGTTTTGATACGACTTGGGCAAACGCTAATTCAACTGAAACAGGTGGTCAAGCAGGATATGATGGAACTAATAACGCTTGGTTGGTTGAAAAAACAGGTGGGTCAGGCAGGCTATATCAATCAATTACTTCAAGCGGTGTACAAACAATGTCTGTATACGCTAAAGCGGGAAGTGTTGATTGGTGTTTAATTCAAGCGATTGGAGGGAGTAATCCTTATGCTTATTTCAATTTAGGAAGTGGAGTTGTAGGTTCATTAGGAGGTGGCACTATTGATTCTTCTATTGAAGATGTTGGAGGTGGATGGTATAGATGTCAATCTACATTCAATGCCTCAATTAGTGAAGTGCGCTTTTCGCCTTCCGATGCGAATAGTGCATCGGGTAGTTCGGGAAATGCTTATTTCCAAGATGCCCAACTTGAGCAGGGACTTGTAGCAAGAGATGTTATCACTACGACAACTGCTGCCGTAGAGGGAGGTATTACTGATAATGTACCAAGATTGGACTATACGGAT